TGCACACAAGTCGTTGTTTGTGGCTGGGTGGCGTCCTAGCATTGGTTGGTGCTGTAGTCTGGGCCTCCTGTATCATGTATTGATTGCACCCATCGCAGGTATTTGGGTAGAGGTTCCAGAAATAGACCCATCGCTGTTGATGACAACTATGACTGGAATGTTGGGTCTTGGCGCTATGAGAAGCTACGAAAAAACTAGAGGCGTTAGTCGGGAGAAGTAATGACAAAACTAATTGAAATGCTAAAGCTGCACGAGGGTGTGCGTAGTCATGTATACCTGTGCTCAGCCGGGTATGAAACTTTGGGCGTCGGGAGAAATATCAGCGACTCTGGCCTTGGGTTGTCTGATGATGAGATAGAATACCTTTTAAACAACGACGTTAAACGTGTGCGTGAAGAACTAGAAGACACTTACTTTTGGTTTGCAGCACTTAACGAAGCCCGTCAGGACGCTATGATTGACATATGCTTTAACCTCGGTATTACAAGACTACGCGGGTTTGTCAAAGCCGTTGAAGCCATGTCCAGAGAGCAGTTTGATATTGCTGCCGATGAATTTATGGACAGCCGTTGGAGCCAACAGGTGGGCAATCGTGCTGTTGAAGTCACTGAGATGATACGAACTGGGGAGTATCAGTAATGCCACTTCAGAAGTTTATTTTTAATCCCGGCATAAACAAAGAAGGCACCGACTATACCGCCGAGGGCGGATGGTTTGACGGGAATCTTGTACGCTTTCGCAAAGGTTTGCCAGAAAAAATAGGCGGGTGGCAAAAATACATACAAGCTTCTTATGAAGGCACCGGTCGTAAGCTGTTTGGGTGGGTTGATTTAGACGGCACACGGCTCTTGGGCCTCGGCACACGGAGCAAGCTGTACATTCAAGAAGGCTCTTCGTACAACGACATAACCCCCATACGCGCAACCACTTCTGCAGGAGATGTCACGTTTGCTGCAACAGACGGATCTAGCACGCTCACGGTGACGGATGCTGGGCACGGCGCAGTAAATGGCGACTTTGTTACCTTTTCGGGGGCGGCTAGTCTTGGCGGTAACGTAACCGCTGCCGTGTTGAATCAAGAATACGAAGTTTTAACGGTTCCGACGGCTAATACTTTTACAATCACGGCAAAAGACACCGACAGTGTTGCAGTCACCGCAAACAGCAGCGACAGCGGCAACGGTGGCGGCTCTATTGTCGGTACATACCAAATAAACTCCGGTCTGGACGTTTTTGTAGACGGCACAGGTTGGGGTGTGGGACCGTGGGACGGCACAAATACTACTTGGGGGTCTACTACGTCTTTGGGCGACGCTAACCAGTTGCGCTTGTGGTCTATGGATAACTTTGGTGAGGACCTTATATCCTGTCCTCGGGCGGGCAGCATTTACTACTGGGATAAGACCAACGGCTTGAACACAAGAGCGGTAGCTTTGAGCAGTTTGTCCGGGGCCAACGGCGCACCGACCAAAGGACTACAAGTTATTGTGTCGGATGTCGATCGACACGTGTTGGTGTTGGGCGCCGATCCGTTAACCGACGTTGCGGGAACAACCCGCACCGGGACTATTGATCCTTTATTAGTGGCTTTTTCTGACCAAGAAAACGCTGCAGAGTGGGAACCAAGGGCAGACACCACGGCAGGATCGCTGCGATGTTCGGCAGGGTCTGAAATTATTGGTGGTCTGCGGGCTCGCCAAGAAACTCTTATCTGGACTGACGCCGCGCTATACAGCTTGCAGTTTATCGGCACCCCTTTGACCTTTGGATTGAACCTTGTCAACGAAGGCGTAAGCCTTATGGGTCCAAATGCCGCCATCAACACACCCTCTGGTGTGCATTGGATGGATAAGAAAGGCTTTTACATGTACAACGGCGGGGTTTCTGTCGTCCCGTGCAGCGTGCATTCCTACGTGTTTTCAGACATAAACGAAGGCCAAGCCTTTCAATTCTTTGCGTTTTTAAACAAGCAGTTTAATGAAGTTGGCTGGTTCTATTGCTCTGCAGACAGTAATGTGATCGACCGGTACGTGGTCTACAACTACTTAGAGCAAACGTGGAACATTGGACAGCTATCTCGCACCGCTTGGCTTGACGAGGGTATCGTCGCTTTCCCAAGGGCGTCAGGCGTCAACAGCGACTCCAATAACTGCTTGTTTCAACATGAAACCGGCAACGATGACGACGGTAGCCCGATGGACAACGTGTTTATTGAATCGGCGGACTTCGACATTGGCGATGGCGAAGAGTTTCAATTTATACGCCGTATGATCCCAGACGTTAAGTTCAACGGAACCGGTGGTAGCGATCAGGCCATAAACGTGGTGTTAAAAGCACGCAACTTCCCCGGCAGCACACTGACCACGGACCAGACCACTAGTTTCACGGCTACAACTACAAAAGTAGACATGCGAGCACGAGCTCGGCAAGCAGCGGTTCGTTTTGAGTCAGACGATGATGCTTCTGCAGCGATAAGATTGGGCGTAGGTTTTAGGCTGGGAGCAACCCGTTTAGACCTGCAAGCTAACGGTCGACGATGAGCAAATTATTACAGGGTCGGTTGCCTTTTGCGGCGGGCGCGTCAGTTGATTCTGGCACCTATAACAGGGCTGTACGTTTATTGGAGATCAGTTTAGACTCAGTCGATCCGGATTCTACGCCGCAGTTTACGAATACGAAGAGGGACCAATTAAAATTCGCGAGAGGGGATTTAATTTGGAATCTAACTTTAAACCTGCTGCAGGTATACGATGGGGCTAACTGGATCAGCCTGTCGCAACAGTTGCCATACACAACCGATCCCTTGGAAGCACAGGGACTTGTAGGTAGTGTACAGGTGATCAATGAAGGCTCTATTGTTGTAACGGTCGGATAAATTATGGGACAAGCTGCACTTCAATACGATGAGTTTGAGGATATCGAACCGATAGAGGTTCCTGCTGGCGGCATAGCCACTTTCCTAACCGCGACCGAGGGCTCTTGGGCCACGGACGATTCAGACGATCTGCCCCAAACGGGCATTGCTCAAGTCAAACACGTAGCCGATCAACTAGCACAGTTTGGTCGTCACGAAGACGAATACATGATTCACGCTGCAGAAGGCGAAACCGTCATACCGATGGAGGTCTTCCGCAAAAACCCAATTCTACAAGAACGTATCTTCCAACAAATGCGCGACATGGGCATTGAGCCCGAGCGGTATGTGGTAGGTAACGAGCTCAACTCCTTGAACCCCGTCACTGGACAACCAGAATTCTTCTTGAAGAAGCTTTTTGGTAAGCTTAAAAAGTTTGTAAAGAAAGCGGTCACGGTTGTATTACCAATCGTGGGCGCTGCTTTCTTTGGACCTTTGGGCGCGGCTGCCGGATCAGGCATCGCGACACTGATCAACGGCGGTAACATCAAGGATGCGTTGAAGTCAGCCGCGATTAGTGGCCTAACAGCCGGTGTAATGAACGGAGTTAGTGGCGGCATGTCTGCCGCTGGTGAGGGCGGTAGTTTCTTCCAAGGCTTTAAGGCAGGCGCGGTTGGAGAAGGTGCGTTTACAAGAACAATCGGTGAGGCTGCGGCTGCCGGTGGAGCGCAAGCTGCCGAAGCTGCTGCCGCCGCATCGTCTCTAGGAGAGGTTGCAAGCCCAAATGCCGCTTTGGAAGCGGCTGCCAAACAACAAGCTCAGTTTACTTCCATGCCGGATGGCACGAGAGTGCCTGTAGCAACAGCCACACCACCGGTTGTCGCACGTCCTCTTGATGCTGCGACGGAAGCTGCTTTTCGTAGAGCAGCTCCTACGGGCACTACAACTGCAGAAATACAAACATTGGCTACCGGAGCACCTCTTTCTAGCTCTGCAAGCTCTGCTGGAGCGCCTAATTATCTTGGGATGCAGGATTTAAATCCTCAACTTGACGTGGCTGCAAGCTCTGCTGGAACGACCGCATCAACAAGGCCACCAATCATTAATTCAGAGGGCGTGAACATCGGCTCTGATTTGAAATCGTACGCTAACGCTGGAGCTTCTGCGGGGGCTGAAGTTCCTCCGACAGGTCCCGTAGCGGGCACAACGGCTTCTGCAATGCCTACCGCAACTGAAGCTCCCGGTGTAGTTGACAGCTTCAAAAGAATGTTTGGTATTGGGCCGGACCAAGACGCTGAATTTTTCCAAGGTGCCCGAGATTTGTTTATGCCTACCGCAGGACAACGTGCGGCAATCATAGACGCTGCTAAAGCAGCAAATTTAACGCCCGGTACGCCTGAGTTTACTAAGTTTGTTGCAGAAGGAATGAAAGCAAGTGCAAGTCTGGCCCCCAGCGCGATTCGCAGGTATGCACCGGGTATTGTTGGCTTGGCT